ACGTATTGTTTACAAAGTAAGCGCATTCAGCTTCCCCTCAACCAACGTAGGATAGGAAATATATCATGGCTATAACACCCGCACTAACAGCGCGTCTTGCAACAGAAATGAGACTGCAACGATATGTTCTTATGCAAGAGAGTGATTGGATGGCAACATCTGACCGCACATTAACTTCTCAAGAAGCTGCATACCGTACTTTGCTAAGGGACGTACCAGAACAGGCCGATTTTCCTGACACAATAAACTGGCCTACTAAGCCCTAACTGAGGTACTATTAAATGAACCAAGTAACCTTGACACCTGATGAGCTAGAGGCTATGCTAGATAGAGCAGCTAAGCGTGGGGCTAAGTTAGTCCTGCGTGAACTTGGCTTACATGATGAGTCTGCATCTGTAGATATACGTGAGATACGTAGCTTGCTTGATACATGGCGTCAAACACGCCTAAGTGTTTGGAATACATTCATAAAGATAACAACTATTACTGTATTTACCTTCATAGGGATGGCAATCTGGATGAAACTAGGTAACTAATAAGGACTATTATAATGGCTAAACGATTTGCAGGTTTCACCCCTGAACAGATAGGTAAGATTATACCTGAGATGCAGGGTATGCAGGCTGATGAACAGGCTCTCTTCTTGGCATCAAAACCGGGAGCGTCTGCATCAGAGCGTCTTGCTAAGATGACTATAGCTGCACAGAAACGCATTGGTATGGCTGATGGTGGTCTGGCTCAAGCGCAAAGTAGGCCAGATTTGCGATATGGTACTCCTCAGCCAAGTACCTTACAGGAGGTCCCTTTTGATGAGCAGGCCCCTTTATGGACTCAGGGAATTGCAACTCAGGGGCCTGAAAACAATCCAGCAGCACAAATTGGCAGACCTTACGGCCCACGAGGAGGGCTAAATACTAGTCAACTGCCCCAAGGGCTAAATACTGGTCAACTGCCCCAGCTGCAAGGTTTTGGCCAAGGAACTGGGGGAGGTCAGGGTCCTTTACCCACAGACCCAAGTTACACTACCCCAAGAGGCGGCTATAACATGAGTCAGGGGCCTGATAGCATGAACAGGAGCAGTATGAGCAGGCAAGAAGCTCCGCTCACTGGTACTGAATTAAATGCAGCCCAACAAAACTTAGCGGATTCCAACGCAGCAGTGCAGGCGGCTATGGCTGCTCAAGCTGCTGACCCTTCTAATGAAGATGCTGTAAAGGCAGTAATAGATGCAAGGGCTGCAGCTAACAATGCAAAACAAGCAGCAGCAGCAGCCTATACTGACTTTAAAACTACGGAAGTGCCAACAACAGCAGAGTTTACGGCCAGTGCAACACAAGACCCTAGTTCAATTACAAGTAAAGCTGATGTAGTTAAGATATCAGATGCAGACGCCGAAGCAGGCAAGATTGCAGCAGGCACAGGTCAAGCCAATCCTAACGCACCAGTAGTAACTACTGAAACTGCTGCAACCGCAGAAGATGTAGCTGCCCCAACAGCAGAGGATGCAGTAACATACACACCTCTCTCTGTAGAGTCTACAACACAGGATGTACTTGATCGCCTTGAGGCCGCTACAGGCAAGCCTAGTGATCAAGCTCTCGTAGACGCACAGTCAATGACACCACAGGATTTAGCTCAGCTAGGCCTCAGTGCTGCACAGATTGCAGATGCACAGAGAGTACAGGCTACTGATCCACGTACTCTTCAAGAAGGCGAGATGATCTCAGGCTCCACGGTTGATATGGATCGTGTTAAAGCTGAGACTAACTTTGCTGCTGCTACAGGTGTTCCTTCTTCTGATGCTACTGTAAAGGGTCAGCTTACTAGTCTTATGGAGGACTTTGAGGGTAATAGCCCTCCTGCATGGGCTGCTGGTGCTATGAGGGCTGCTACAGCTACTATGGCTGCACGTGGTTTAGGTGCTTCCTCTATGGCAGGGCAGGCTATTGTCCAAGCAGCTATGGAAGCAGCATTACCTATAGCTGTACAGGATTCACAGACATCAGCAAAGTTTGAATTAACTAATCTTAGTAACCGCCAGCAGACTGCTATGTTTGCTGCAGAGAAACGTGCTGAGTTCCTTGGGCTAGAGTTCACCCAGAGCTTCCAGACACGTGTAGCTAACTCAGCTAAGATATCAGAGATTGCTAATATTAACTTTACTTCTGAACAACAGATAGCTCTTGAGAATGCTCGAATGGCTCAGTCTGTAGACCTCTCTAATCTTACTGCTGCTAACGCTAAAGTGATGGCAGATTCTGCAGCCATGACACAGTTGGACCTCACTAACCTCAACAACCGTCAACAGGCGCAAGTACAGAATGCTAAGTCTTTCCTAGATATGGATATGCAGAACCTTGCTAATGAACAACAGACTACTCTCTTTAAGACACAAGCTATGACTAGTGCATTACTGTCTGATCAGGCTGCTGAGAATGCCTCTAAGCAGTTTAACGCTTCAAGTGAAAATCAAACTGCCCAGTTCTTCTCTAACTTGTCATCACAGGTGTCTATGTTCAACAACGAACAGACTAATGCTATGAACAATTTTAATGCTGGTGAAACAAATGCAGTATCAAAGTTCAATGCAGCACAGAAGGCGGCACGAACACAATTCAACTCAACTAATGGTCTTATTGTAGCACAGGCTAATGCTGCATGGTCGCAGGCTATTACAACATCTGAGACTGCAGCACAGAACCAAGCGAACCGTGACTCTGCAATCGTTGAGAATGAGTTTACTATGACAGCATACAATAATGTAATTCAAGAAGAACGTGACTTAATTAGCTACGCATTTAGCTCCTCTGAGAGTGTAGCGGAACGACAGGTACGTATTCAGATTGCTTCTATTCAAGCTGAGACTAGTGAGCAGCAAGTACAGGCTCAGGTAGATATGGCAAAGGGTGCAGCTTCTGGTGCACTTAAAGGAAAGGTCGTAGACTTAGGTCTGCAATGGCTTTCCAAAAAAGTCCTAGGCATCTGATATAATCAGATAGCACTGGATACAAATCGTGGGATTAATAATAGGTATAATAATAATGGCACTTCTTTCACAATCACAATCAGATAATATGGAAACTATTGTAGCCCGTATTAAGAAACAGGCGTTAGAAGCACAACAAGAGTTAGTTTCTAGTTCTCAAAGTACGTCTAAAGGCGTGATGAGTAGCCTTAGACCTAAAGCTAGGCCTGAAAGTATTACACAGACTGACATTGTTAATAATACAATTAGTAGACTGCGTGATAAGGCTAATCTTGCTATAGAAGAGCAACCAGAAATCCTCCTTGACGTGGGTTTTGATGTAGAAGCGTTTACATCTAAGCCTGCTGTAACAGAAACTGTATCTACTAGAGATTTACGTATTGATGAGAGTGTAGGACCAAAAGCTAGGCCAAATGAGCCAGAGGTTAAAACTGATGCTGTTCCTACTATGCCTAGTTCTACAGAAAGTAACGGCTTGATGAGTAGCCTTAGACCTGAAGCTAGACCTGATAATATTATAGAAGACATCCAACTACAGCAGGATATTGATATTGATCCTATGGTAATTGCTAAGCCTGTTTTAAAGGGTGAACCAATTCCCTTTTCAGAAGGTTCTGTAAAAGGATTAGTTAATACATACACTGTTAACGGAGTTGACAGGTCCATAATAGACGTTGGGCAAACAACAGTTTCTGAGAGTTATTATAGCTCAAGGCCCCGTACAAAAATTGATCCTCAGAATGTTGTTATGCACTACACGGCTACTGAGTATAGTGGTGGTGTAAGGCATTATATGAATAGTTTTGTAGGCAGAAATAACGTAACAGCGGCTTTCCTTGTTGATAGGAGTGGAAAAATATATCAGACTTTTGATCCTACTGTAAAGGGTGCTCATGTACACGGAAGTAGAACAAGAAATCCTAACCAGATTATTACTAACAGTAATTCTATTGGGGTTGAAGTTGTGGCTACAGAACAAAATCCGCCCAGTGCAAAACAACTAGAGGCATCATCTTGGTTGACAGACTATATAACGGCACAGTATGGTACTAGTAGAGTAGTGGCGCATCCTCAGGCAAATGTACACAAAGGGGACATTGAAGGCTTTGATATTGTAAACCATTGGCGTAAAGGTAAAGGACTACCAGAGCTTACTGTATCAGAAGAAGCAATTGAAAACTTACTTACTCTAGCACCCTCAAGATCGCTGCGCCCACAGAAGCGCCCTAACTAGGAATAACTAATGTTTGGCCTACCTTTAGAACTAATCACAATGCTCTTCTCCACCGTACTAGGGGGAGTTATGTCTATGTGGGGTCAGAGCACTAAGAACAAAGCTGAGCAACAGAAGCTTATGATTACTGGTATGCAGGATGCCAGAGAGCACGGCAAGACAGACGTACACTTTGCATGGACACGAAGGATCATTGCTCTATCTGCAGTATTTGCTATTATAGTATTGCCAAAGATGGTGGCTGTATGGTATCCTGAGGTCAGTGTTATTGTAGGCTACACCGAAGTAAAGGGTGGTCTATTTAACTGGCTCTTTGGTGGTGATGGCACAGTACAGTGGCAGGCAGCAAGAGGCTTCGTAATTACACCCCTAGACACACATATAGTTTCAGCTATCGTAGGACTCTACTTTGGCGCTGGATTTACAAAGTAAGGTAATAAAATGGCTACTAAACCAACACAATTCGAGGGGCCAATTCCTGGTCAGTCTCTAACTACTGAACCCAAGAACGTTCCTTGGGAGCAGCCTTCTCAGCATGCTGATCCTATGGATGCTCTAGAGATGTATATGAAACGTCTTAGTGAACCAGACACTATGGATGAGCTAGTTGATATGCTAGATATTGGCATCCCTATAAGTGTTGTTACAAACGCTATGCTTTCTGGTGGTGTAATGGATGGAATGCATTCTGTAGATACTAAGATTCTACTGAAGGGTGTAATTGCTACACAGATACAAACCATTGCTGATGTTGTAGGCGTAGATTACAAGATGTCTATGACAGACTATGATGATATGGATGCACAAAAAGAAGCCCTCATGAAACAGAAACTAGCTGTAAAGCTTAACATAGCTATTGAAAAAGGTAATGCTTCTGATCCGGGAGTAGCTCTACAGCAGGATGTTTTAGAGGGCTTGGATGCACCTCAGACAGAGGATGGCATGATGGAAACCCCTGAGATTGAAAAAGTAGAAGAAACACAAGAAGATATGCCTATGGGCATCATGGCGAAGGAAGTTTAATCATGGCTATCAGAGGCGCGTATGCAGCAGGTGAAGCAAAAGGCTTTAGCGATCAGTTACTAAAAGGCATTGAGAACCGTGAACTGCAGCAGCAGAAGTATGAGGATTTGATGATCGACTCTGCTAAAGCTAAGGCACCTAAGTATGCAGCCGCACAGACTGCCTATAATAATACTGTAACTAAGGCAAAGCAACTCAAGACAGATTTTGGTTTTACTGATACAGAGCTTGTAGGCATTGCAAGTAAGTA